ACTATCAGAGCCAAAATCTTCTGCTACTGCAGATGGTGAAACATATACTTTATATTCGTCAACAAACTTTGCTTTTTCATTAGAAAATAAACAGATATTAGCAACAACAAAATCTGTCATTCCTTGAGGTGTGCCAGTTAAATTGACGTTAACAGTATTAACATAACTTATTTCTGCCATTTTTAATTTCTCCTTTTAATTGCATTTTAGCATTTTTAATTTTGAGGTATTTCAAACTGTTTCTTATTTTCCATAGTGTCAATACCATATTCAAATTTAAATTTGTCATAGTAATCTGCATTTTTAACATATTGCTTTTTATGATTAACTTGGATTGTAATAGTCCAACGATAAAGACGAGCAGAACCCTCAACACTACTAGTATTTTTAACATTATTAGGAATTTGGAAAACTCTAAAATGATGTTTTTCTTGCATATATTGACAATATAGCGAGTGCAAAGCAGATACCACCTCGCCCCATCTGTTTTTTGCTTCGTCACTACTGCTAAAAACATCTATTTGTATTGTGTCATTTAATATAATTTCTTGAATTTCAGAAAATTCGTTATCTATTTCCTTGTAAGAATTATTATTAGATAAGATTCTAGAATTAATTGATTGAATACAAATTTGTAATTTATCAGTTTTGCCAATTGAAATATTTGGAGCATAAACATAACAAGATGGAATGATAAAGCCGTCTTTGTCTTTTCCATAATCCATAGGCAAAGAAAGTTCATTGATTAATATATTTTGTATAATTTCATCAATATTCATTATTCGTAATCCTTAATAACGTGATATTCCATAAATCCATAAGGTATAAAGTTTTTAACTTCCATAATCTTATATTTTTCACCTTTAATAGTTAATTTTTGTTCAACTCTTAAACGTTGATAAGATGGATTAATGTGAATTAAATACCAAGCCCAAGCCCTTTGTCCCTCTGGTTTAATTTGTATTGTTTCTGCTGACATTGGTTGAATAACGCCTTTAATTATCTTTTTATTTGAAACGTCAGTAATTTTGCCATCAATATTTTCTTGAGTTACAAAATCGGCTTCAATTGGTATTTCCCAACCCTTTAATGCTATTGCTAAATTAGGTAAACCTCCAAATATTTCACTTAATTTACTCATCTTTTTTAACTACCTCATAATTTATAGAATTAACTAAAGAACCAGTATCAATTAATGGGGTTGAACTTCCTTTGAGGTCAATATATTCTTTATTTTTGTTTTGTTCCCAATTGTTATTGATAAATTCATCTTGCATTAAAACCTTTATTTCTTGACCTGCATAAGAGTAAGCCTTGCCAGTATATTCGCCCTTTTGCATATCGTCTAAGATTTTAAGTTTAATTGAATCAATATATGCTTCTTTGTTTGCTTTAAACTTCTTAAAAGGGACTCGAATAAAAGAACGTGCTGGTACTCCGTGAACTGTTATTAGTTTTCCTTTATACATAAATGTAATATCCGAAACACTACCAAACTCGTGGAATATACCAATTTCAGCGAACGATTTACCACTTATCGGATGATTACCGCCCAGAACTCCTACTTTTACTTTGTTCTTTGCATATTCAGATAGAACTTTACTTGCTTTTGGCAAATTTTTTAAATCTTCGCTAAGTTCTAGTTTGATTTTTTTCATTATGGTAAAGTCCAACCAGTAGCGATTGAAACATTTCCTTTCATTCTAGGAACTAATAAGGCTAAATATTTTAGCCCATAGCCACTAGTCAAAAAGAAAGAAAAAATCTCTTTTTGCAAATATTTTTGTGGTATTCCATAACTAACAGAAACACCACCAACCGACTTAGATTGTAAAGGAAATTCAAAAGTGCTTGCTAGTCCACTATTTGAAGTTCTTAAATCATATACTAGACAATGAGCAGTCAAAAACATTTCAGCAATATATAAAATTTTGCAATCTTCAAACAATGATTCATTGAGAATCGCTGTTTTTTGGTTTATTGCTTTTTCAATGTCTGAATCAAGAATATATTCTGTTGCTTCTTCTGAAGACTCATCAATATCATTTGGTAAAAAAGAGGCTTTAAAATCACGTTTGAAATAATTCTTGAAATCTTCAACTGTAATCATCTATTTTAATTTCCTTTTAGTTTTTGGTTTTTCTTCTTCGTCTTCGATTGTTTCAAATGAACTTTTTACCTCAACCATAACTAAATCGTTAGGATATGCTTTTGTTAATTTTGTTGCATCTTCTTTTGAAACTTCAACAATTTCTGCAGGTTTAATTTTTATATCATTAATCAAATATGTTCTTTGTGACTTATTAATAATTTGCATTTTTACTCCTTTTTTTAAAGCAAGGGGCATTAAAGCCCCTCGCATATAAGAAACTACTATTGAATATCAAAGTACATCATTTCTAGAGGTCTGAATACATTCAAACCAGTAAATCTAGAATATGCAGTTGAAATATAGTTAAAGTTATCAGGTGTATTTGGTAAAGTGATTGTGAAGTCTAGAGGTATATTCATAACTAAAGAATCACTAGATTTTCTATATAATGCATATCTGTCAACGTTTAAGCCAACTTCTGCAAGTTTTGTTTTCATACCATAAGCAGAACCAAGAACTTTGAAATCAGATACAAATGGTTTAATAGCATTTTCTAATACTTCAATTCTTGTAGAACCTGCAACTGGGTATGTTTCTGATAATAAACGAGTTAAGCCGATGTAGTCATCTTGAGGTACAACAAATCTGTTAGGCATTGCAGTATAACCATTCATTGCTTGATATTTCTTTAACAAGTTAGCAACAAATTCTGTAAATTCAGTTGGGTTCATTGCAGATAATGGTTTTGTTAATGTAGTTACATCTGTAGTAATTCCATCTTGGTTATATAAACCTTTTACATCTTTATCAGATTTTAAACCTAAGAAGAATGTGTTTTGAATACCTAAATCATATTGTTTTTTTCTAGCCTTATATTTTGCTTGAATTAAACTCATATTTTGAGTGCCACGAGAGAAAGTTTTGTCTTCAATAATGTTATATCCTACATTTTTTCTCCAAGTAACAATTTTTCTTTTGAAAGGTTCTAATACAATATCATCTGCATAACCAGTTGAAGAAGCACTACCCATATTCATTAAGCCTGCTTCAAAATCAGAACCCTCTACGCCAGTAGTCCAGTTGAATAATTCTGAATCAAAAGGATTGCCTTGTCCTACAGCGATGTCTGCATAATCTGCTAAAGGAACTTCATAGAATTTTTGTTCAATAATTTGAGGTAATACAGTAGTTAATGTTGTGATTGTTTGGTCAACACCTAAACCGTTTAAATATTCTAATTCTTTTTTGCTATCTGCGTGAGCGACTAAGCCTTTTTGTGACCAGATTTCGCCCTCTCTATTTACAACTAAAGCTAATTTTTCCATTTATTTAACTCCTTTTAATTAAACTAACTCAACTAAAATAACATCGCCTTTAACAGTAGCAGGAGTTAACGCAACACCAATTACTGTACCATTTGATTTTGTAGCAACTTTTGCACCGTCAATAACTGCTTCTACTTCTGCACCTGCTTCAATAGCACCGTTTGCTTCGCAACCAATAATAGAAAAGTGACGTGCGATAGTTACCATATCACCTGCTTTATAGCCGTTTGCTTTTGCTGATTCATATTTAACCATACCAAATACTTTGTCAGAAGCAGTTGCAATTTTTTCAACTACTGGAAGTTTAGCACCGTCTACGTGTGTTAATTTAACGCAATCACCATAAACTAAGTCTTCACCTTTTACTAAAGCTTCAATTCTAATACCTTTGTCTGGGTTTTTTACTTGACCTTTTCTGTCAGTAACTCCAAATTGATTTAAAACTAATTCTCCCATTTTTAAAATCTCCTTTATTTTTAACCGTAAATCTTTTTGCCTTTTTCTAAAGCATCTTGTTGAGAAGCAACTGGCTTAATTTTTTCGTTATTATCTGCAGAGTTCATTAACTCTTGCATTTTTTCAAACCAATCTTCCTCAAGTCCATTTTGCTTTTCTTCTTTGTCTTCTTTGTTGCTTTCTTCTTCTTTGTTTTCTTTTTCTTCATCATCAACAACGTCAGAAGCATCGTCTTTTTCTTCTTCTTTTTCTTCTTCATTGTTTTTGTTGTTTTTCTTAAAACAAGCAACTAAATCTTTTTTAGAGAATTTTTCGCCTTGATATTCAAGAACATCATCATCTTGTTCTTCTTTTTCTTCATTCTCTTTTTCTTCTAGTTCTTCTTCCTTTTTGTTTTGAAAAGGTTTAAGAACTGCAGATAATAGAGAATTAAATAACTCTGATTTAATCTCTATTTTTTCGTTTTCGTTAGGCATTTCGTCCTCACTTTCTATAACTTCGTCTTCTTTTTCATTTTGATAAACTTTAACTTTTTCATAACGAGGATTTTTCACAATTGCTAAATGCGTAAATTCTAAGTCTATTATTTCTCTGTCATAAGGTGTATTAATAAATGTTCCACCATCTTTAAAACCTTTTGCTATATAACTGGTTGAAAGAGAGTAACCATTCATTAATAATTGTTTTGCCTCATCGTCGAAAATAACAAATTCACAAGTATTTATATCGCTGTTAAAATCTCGCCCACATCTAACCACATAGCCAACTGCGTATTTTTCCATATTTTCTGGCTTGATACCTAGTTTATGCTCAATTATTACTGGCTTTCCTTTTAGATTAGGTAAACAACGGCTCAACGTGTCAGATGATAAATAAACAGATTCATCTTTATATGTCGCTATTCCCTCATACATAATATTTGTACCTACAAAAGTAGAAGCCCAATCTTTTGCGTTTGTATGTTCTTTTGGCATATTTTTAAAAACTCCTTTATAAAAGAATTGTAAAACATTGAAAAACCAACTATTCTAGACTTTTTTCTTAAAAAAACTCAAATTAAAACCGCCTTTTTCTCCGTTTTGTTTGTCTGTTTGTTCTATTTTCTCCATTTCACTTGGCATAATTATTCTTGCTTGACATCGACAGTTGTAATCGAAACCTGGATTTGCTCTTTTCCCTTTTGCATCCACTATAGGAGGATTATCAAAGTCAAAAACAAGTCCATTAAGTTTTTTATGATATTCACGCTCTCTTTCATCGTTCACACCATACCAAACATAAGTAGTTAAGCCTAGTTCTCTAGCCTTGGCTTCGTGATACTTAGCGACAAATATGCCTGTTTCATTTCTTGCAAGAAAAGTCGCTTTTTGAAGAGTTGTATTAAACTCTTTTTGTATTGTTTGAACTAGATTTTTATTATTAGCAAGTCCATATAAAGCATTTTGCTCTACTAGTTCTCTAAGCCTTGTTGCTTCTTTATTTGTGAATGTTCTAATAGATAAGTCTATATTTTCTGTATATTCTTTTTTTATAAATTCTCTTTTGCTTTCGTTTAATTTTGCCCTTTGAATATCGCCTTTTTTCTCTGATTCTGGGCTTACTGTTATTGTTTTTTCTAATTCTTTCCTTAGTTCGCTTTTTTCTCTATCTGCTTTTGGCTTTTGCCAACTGAAAAACACGTTATAACTTTGCTCGTCTAAGTCTTCCAAAGTCCAATCTAAAGGAATATCGAGCATTTTATTTAAATCTGGTATGAATGTTTCAATATTGAAGTTGTCTAAAAACTCCAATATTTGCTTTTGCATTAGTTCTGATTTCATATTGGCTTGAGCGATAGCACTACGCACATCAATAGGTAATAAGTCTTCATCTATAACATAAGCCTTATATACTTTATTCCACTTTGCACCAAGTTCAACAAGACTTTTAGATAATTGAGCATTAAATGAACCAAAGAACATACCATTAACATATTGTATTTCTTGATTAAGAATAGCCTCAATAAGAAGATTGTAATCAGAACTATTGTAATAGTCCTTTATTGGCTTAATTATTTGCAATAGAGGATTTATATATACATCAAGTAAAAAGTCTGTTATAACCTTTTCTATTTTGCTAATATATTATCTATCTTTCCTTTGGTCGCCTCTGCTTTTATTACTCCCAATTTATTGTTGTCCACAATGTTGTTCGTCTTCAAATAATGGAGTTGTAATATGTAATGTAGTTTATGGAAAGTTATGTTGTCGCAAAAATTAAATGATTCTTGATGCT